GTCGCCTTGTGGCTAAAAAAACGACCACCTTTAGAGCTGTTACATGACTTGCACAATACTTGTAAGTTATCGCTAGCCCACATGTCACCACCTTTTACACGTGGAATGATGTGATCTACTGTGTCACCTGGCTTACCACACTGCACACACTGCCAACCATCTCGGTCGAGTATAGTAATGCGTAGCTTCTTCCACTTACCTGTGCTAATTGCTTTACGACTCAATGCCATCCCTTTATCTTGTAATGCTCTAATGCTTTACACATAGATCCATATCTATTTAGATTGTACTTAATACCCCAGTCTATTTGCTTAGTACCATCTACTGTTGCCAGATACTTAGACCTACCTTGTGGTATGCCATAGTGTGAGCCATTACGTGCCTTAGGGTTAAGCCTGCTCTCAGCTGTGTATAGATCTATTAGGCAATAGGCTTCTGTAAAGTCTTGTAATTCTATGAGTATGTATTGCTTATAATGCATAGGTTTGTAATTCTCTTTTGCAACGGAATAATCTTTTGAAAAGCAACTGCTAAATGCAATTAGCAATAGGGTAAGCCAAACTCTGCGCCTTCCGGGTCTGGCCGTTGGCGACCCAGCTTTTCGATTTAAGATCGAACGCGTGTTCAGGGTAGCATGCCTTGTCAAATCAATTAACATAACCGCAGGTCAGACGGCAAGTCATAATGCGTAAATCATCCGTCTCTAACCAAGTCTCTGCATAGCCAGCATCCATTATTGACCACCCCATCCGCTACCCTTAAACACAATACCTGGTGCTGAGTAAATGCGATTCATAATTGTCATACATTTAGGACATTCCATAATAGGCAGATTATCTAAATAAGAGCTGCTAGTAGATCCATATGTGCCACATTCTGCACAGCTGTATTCATAGGTTGGCATTACTTAGCCCCTATCAATGCACAAGTGTGGCAACCACTACCTAGGAATTGCCAGCCACCACACTGCTTGCATCTATCTAAGTTACTGTCCGGTATATGTAAAGCCTCAGCTATATTCTTAACACCAACACAGCCACAATCCATACACTGATAAGCCTTAAATCCTTCCGGCGTATCTAACTGCTCAAGCCATAAGAACTCGGTCTTACGATCACAGCCATTACACTTAAACTTTGTGTACATGTGCTAAAATCCCCTTCCTTATTGTCTGCAATGACACTGAGAACACACCAAATACTGTCCGTCATGTAATAATCTGTCATCATTACATGATACACATCTATCGGTACTTAGGTTTAGGCTTTCTTTATCGTTTTCCATGCGTAATGTAAAGCCTGAACCGTTTAATACTTCTATATATCCCATCATTCCCCCTCTCTTTTAGGAAAGAACCAATTACCGTTAGCATCTTGCTTAGCCCATATTGCATGCTCTTTAATACGATCTAGACATAGATAGCCGTAATAAGGCTTGCCATTAGTTTTGCTAACACCTGTAACTAAGTTATTACCTTTAGCACAGCATGCTGGTGGTGCTTTAGGTGGCGTAACTGTTGCAGCTTTAACCCAGTCCTCATTACTAATAGGCAAAGGATCTGTGCGATCTACTGACCAAGTTTCTGCCTTTGCCACTTTAGTCATTTCTTCTCTGCTAGCACGTTTCCCTTTAGCTGCATAACCCGCATTTGCAAGCGCACGACCGATCGCTGAAGTCTCACAATTTTCCAATGCAGAAGTTGAATTGACACCACGATCACTAACGTTCTCGCTAGCGAGACCAGTCGCATACGCTTTAGCGTCGGCTTCCGTTCTAAATAATTCAGCACTAACAATGTATCTAGTGTCTGAAGCCTGCTCGATCTTTGTTGCCACTCTTCCATCTGGAAAATCCTTCCACCATTTTTCTAGTCGGCTTTCGACTGTTTCATAATCTGCCAGGTTAAATGCCATTATCTACTCCAAAATCATTCTCGTATTGGTCGTGCAGCTCTTGGTATATGACTGCGTAACCAATGATGTCTTTAACACTATCTTTGTGATTTGGAGTTTCTGAGAGCCTTGACACTTTGACAAGCAGTTGCATGAGACTGACTTGCATCGGCGATATGTAACTTCCATAGTAAGCAGACCACAATTCGCTGATCCGCTCGTGATTGCTTCGACTGCTTCCGTAAACAGACCCTCTTGCGGATAAGATTGCTGCGCATTCATCTAAAAGCTCAGTTCTGCTTGTCATAATCAAACACTGACTCATATTTTAGTTTACGAACTTTTTCATAATGTTCATTAGCTGCCCGCCAACCAGCTGATCTGCCTGACCAATACCCACGATTAAAGGCTTGATTCATTATTTTTGTTATTACGTACCAACCAATTAAATAACCCAGGATGCTATAAAGCACTAGCCAGGGTGCTGTTGTCTCTATCATGTAGCCCTACTTTCCATACCACAATTTGTGGCATAGCAATAGTGTGACATGTGTGTACGACTTTGTGGATTATTTAGGGCGTAGTTTGTATAACGATTAGGTAACGATGTTACCCGTAATACCGCCCTAAAGCTGTAAATGAGCCATCCTTATTTATGGGCACTAACGTGGGTGTTAGCGTCTTTCCTACGGCTTCTAGTATAGCAATACCCATCTGCCAATTCGCGCTTCCATAGCGGATATAAGAGGCTTTTTTTCTATCCATTAGATTACCTACCTCAACCCCATATAAGGGTCTGTAATGGCTTCCTATGGCTTCTGTATAGGCACTCATGCCTAGTCTATGGCTATGTCCTGCTATGACCGATTTGCCCCATTTTTTAGCAAGGTTAAGGGCTGTAATACCTGCGTGCTGGCTCATGCTGCCCTCATCGCCATGTGCTAATACCCAGCCAGGATAAAACTCATAAGCTGTGCGATGGTAGTCAATGCCCATAGATGCAAAGTCCATAAACTTAGGGTATTGCAACTCTGGCAACCCGATCAATCCCGGGGCTTTAAGTAAAGTGTTATATAAACGATCTGTATGGTTAGATCTAATTACCGATGCTTGCTTGCTGTACTCCGTAAGATCCCAAAGAATGTTTTGACAAGCTGCACGATCATCGTTAAGAGTTTGGCTATAAGCCAAAGGTGTGCCATCAGCCCACTTGCTAATTGTTTGAAAGTCAATCTCATCGCCAACGCATAGAACCTCATCGAACTTCTCACGTCTTGCAAGTTTAATGACGTTCTTGACTGCCTGTTCATGATGATATGGGATTTGTAAATCTGATATTACTAACCAACGCTTAATCTTCGTCTTCTTCTGTAGGATCTATACTAGGTATGATGCCGCCATCACCAATAACCCAGTCGGGCATAGTCGCTCTATCTGATACAAAATACAAGCTACAGCTTTCACTAAAGCCAGCTTTACGTGCAGCCTTATAAATCTCATTCATAGCAATATAATGCTGATCTAGTTTAGATAATGGCTCAGGTGATTTACGCACCACGCGCTTATTTATCTTCTTACGCTTACGCCTTGTATCAGCCATACTACTATTGTCGCTTACACATTAGGGAATATAGATCATCAACACGCTGCTCTAATCTAGTAAGTTGATCTTTCATACTAGATCCGCTATTAGGTTTAAGCTCTTGTAAATAAGATTTAATAACCCAACGCAGAGCCACTAATAAACTTGTACATACGGCGCATACGCCAACGGCTAAGGCGACCCACTCGCCCGGTGTCATGCTTCATCTGCACCGAGGCCATAAGCATCATCGGATTTATCTAAAGCCCTAGCTGCTGGGCCTGCAAGTGCGGCCACTACCACTGATATAACTGGATCTAGTCCTAGCTCATTACTGGCTAAGAATGTTAAGAATGATACAAGCACACCCCTAAAATATGATTTAAGTATTGCTTTCTGCTTATTGCTTATTTTCATATGTTACCCCCTAGTAGTGGTATATCAAACGGCTTGCTATCTTTATCGCCTAACTTTGTAAAGCTGATATGTATGTGCTTTGTGTGTTTGTTAAAGCCTTTGTATTTACGCCACTTAAAATTAAATATTTTGCTAGCGATCATGCCATTATGGATTACGTAAGATATGCGTTTATCGGTTTTAGCGCATAATCTGATCTGGTCAGCCAAATATACTGACATCCCTTCGGATGAATCCAAGCGAGAATCCACATCAACGGCTCTGACAATTCCTGCATCTGGATTATGATCCGATTTTCTGGCGGAATGACGAGCATCACCCAACCACCCATCAGAGGTAGTGCGACGATCTGGGTACCAGGTATCAATCTGATCTCTTAACTGTTTACCAGCTGCAGAGAGCCAAGGTTGGTTACTCATCCTCTGTATCAATCGGGGTGGATTGTGCCGCTATTATTTGATCATAAACTGATTTAGGCATAGAAGTATATTCGTTATTGCCTCGGTCAATAATGGCGTGTTCAGTCACTTTATTTGTTAAAGGGTCTGTGACTTCAATAAAGGTTACATTGTCCATTTTATAACTCCGCGTTAAGTGCTAGATAGGCTGATGAACTTGCTCTATTTGCTAATACAAAGAATCCAGTTGTGAAAGTGGCACTTGCCGCAGTTGTTAAAGTTACTGAGTCTTGACCGCTTTCGGTTGATAACGTAACTGTTGTAATTGCAACTGAAGAAACACCTGGCACATTAGAGCCAAGTGTTGAATACTCCACCGATGTCGGTTCAACTCTCATAGATACGGGTAACATCACCACGCATTGCCCTGCGCTGGTGCTCGAGTTCCACCCTGTTCCGTAAGGCGTGTAATCTGAACCGCTACCAAAACGGATGTAATATCTTCTGCAAGCGGCTAATTCGCCTTGGATTGTGCCAGTTGCAGTTTGGAAATCGCTAGCGGTTGAACTTGCCTCTACTTGCCAGCCCCAAGTATCAATTGTTGCTGAGTTCAGAGTACCGCTTACATAAGTCATACTTGCATTAAGGTAAGAGTTTGTACCAATAGTCTTGCCTGAGATAGATGGCAAAGCAATTGTGCTTGTGTAGCGAACCCAAGATGAAGTTAATGTAATGTTTGATGCACTAGTTGAAACTGTTGCAGAACCACCACTTCCAAATTGCTGATTAAATAACGGCGTAATAACAATAGCCGCAGATGATTTAGCCCAAAAACTAAAAGTTACAGTTTGACCTGCAAAAACTCTTACATCTTCAATGCGTTGATTGAGTTCTAAATAAGTTGAAGTTGAACCACAAGTAATACGCCCAAAATACTGACTTTCGTACCCTGCTACTGGTGCAGTTCCTGGCGTGAAAGTTTGTTGGCTAAATGATGAAGTTCCTGCGCTAAAAGAAAGATAAGCAATAAAGCGGTCTGCGCCGTAAGCATAAGTGTTATTAGTTAAAGAAATACTTGTGCCTCGTTGCCACACATTAAATGCACCGTTAATAATTTTATTTTTACCAGCCGCATACTCAACACTTTGTATTGTGTTTAATGTGCCTGAAAGGTCGTTCATATTGTTAGCTGTTAAAACATCGCCTGTAATATAATCAGCTTTGACTGGAAATCCGACTGCCATTTTTACCCCTTAATAACTTAGGACATTATAGCCCAAAGTGCCATAAATGCTATTATTTAGGATAAAAGCATCTATAACGGGCTCTAGTGTCGTGAACGTGGTTTTCCAACTGTTTGGCGATATGTTCATACGCACGCCAAAAATCTGTAATGTTTTCTCTAAAATAGATCCGCCAGGCTGGGTAGTAATTACTGTGATCGGATCAAAGAAGTCTAGGGCTAGGGCTGCAGTAATGCCGCTGTCGTAATCGTTTGTGTATAGGTCTAGGACTATAGAATCTACACGAGTGCTTGTCTCAGCTCTACTAGCGACATAAGCCTCGGCATAATCTAGGGCTACGGCATCGGTCTGCATAAGGAGGTTATCTAAGAAGTAGCTGTGTAAAAAGTATTTAGTTATGCTGTCTGAATTAGATGCTACCTGCGCTGTGCCACCTGACCTTGTAATCGTGGCTTTGTTAAAAATAAGTGTGTCATTTAATATCCATGAAGCATCAAAGTAATCTATACCTGTGCCGTTATCTGCAAAGACTGTAGGTGTGCCGCCAATAGATCCAGCGGTTACAGATCGGTCTTGGAAAACAAAATTACCAAGGGCATCTACATATAGTGCGCCATACTCTGACGTGGCTACAGTAGTAAGAGCTGCTAAGGCTGTGCGGTTAGTGCCAGGGTCTGCCTGCATAGTCGTTAGCCCTGCATCTACGTCGCGCATAATTGTAGGCCAGTCAATCTCATCTAATATCTTGTTAATACGTGTGCCTGATAGTTGCCCAGCAGTCGCATCTGTAACTGTGCTGATCTGTGCTAATTGCGCTAATCTAAAAGCATCTACAGCTTGTATAGTTGTTATTGCTACATCTTCGCCAGACTCACCTGGGTATGTAGTTACATAACTTGTAATAAAGCCTGAGAATATAGGGTAAACCTCATTGTCATAAGTTGCACTTATCTGCACCTTCTTCATAGGTGTTAAAAATCCTGCGTAAGGCCCCGACAAGTTTTGTGGGTTGAAGTCGCCATTCTGATCTACTATGCGTAAGGTGGCTGAGCCTGTCTGAAATTGATCGGATAGTGCAGTACGTCCTCGGTTAGTCTCTATGCGATTAACTTGATTAGACACATCTACAATTAAAGTGGCTGTATCTCCTAATAAATTTGTGCCTAAGATACCAGTATCAAGCAAAAACGTCTCTGTAAAACTAGGGCCGGTCGAGAAATTTATTAGAGCATTTATTACTGGTACTGCCATTATAAAAATCCTGCAGGTACTGTGCTGTATCCTGATCTAGTAGCAATTTGTATAGTTTCTGCAATAGCCTGACTTAATCTATCGCCACCTGCTGCTGTATCTACAGTAATGCGTATTTCTTGTGGTGCGCTAGCCATACTCATTGATGGCGTAAATCCTAGGGCTAGACCTAATGCGCGAGATTCAGCACTATAGCCAAAGTTGGGATTATTTATAGCGACATCTGCAAGGTTACCCATGCGACCACCTGCGCCATTAACGATAGTACCGCCTGGGCCTATCTGTGATGGACTTACTCCAAAGCTAAGTAATAATTGTTTAGCAGCCTCGCTGAGTGCGTAGAATTGTGTAGTAAGTATTTCTGTAGCTTTTTTGCCTTCCATTTCAGCTATTATTTTTTTAGCTAAAGCCTCGTTGTTGTCAAGAATTGCTATTTTTGCATCAATTCTTAGTTTGGTTTCTGCATCTATAGCACCATTACGAGCAGCTTCTAAGCCAATACGCTCTAAATCAAATTTGTCTCGTAATAAATCTACGGCAGTTTTTTTCTTTAGTAAATCATTCTCTTGCTTACGTAATGACACACCAGTTTTAATCTGTGTAACTTCTTGCTTTAGTAACATCGCTCTACTTGTGGCTGGCGATAATCTAGGTGCGTTCATATCAGACTTACGTAAAAACTTGCCACCTACTTTTACACTTGCGTTAGGGTTTAGTAATCCGATTACATCGCCAACAGTCCTAAATGCGTTGCCTATTTTTTCAGCTGCATTAACCATCTTGACTGTAAATGTATCTATATCGTTACTGCCAGATAACGCTGCTATGGCATCTAGTAAGCCCTTGCCTATAGCCTCTTTAGATTCATCTACGGCTACAGTTAATTTAGCCATACTGCCTGCATAGCCTTCTACAGCTGCTGCGGCCTGACCTGCAAAGTTAACATTAAGTGTGCGCTGCACTTCTAAGAATGATGCTGACTTTAATTGTGCTTTACTTAGTCCTACGCCTAACCTGCCTAGTGCTGCGTTATCGCCTAGGTAAGCCTTAGATAGGCTTGTAGATACAGCAGTTAGATCCTTGCCAGTGCCTGCTGATACGTTTAGGGCAGTCTCAAATAAACTCTGTGCCTGAGCAACATCTTTAGTTACTATAAGTAAGCGTTGGAATCCCGGGATTAAACTCTCATCTACTATGCCAAATTGCAAAGATAGATTTTTTAAGTAATCTTCTATGCCTGGCTGCTGAAACTCTAAGCCTAGGTTGCTAACTGTCGTGCGTAGTTTAGCGGCTGCCTTCTCAGAATCTATAAATGCGTTAACTGCATTTTTACCAAAGTTAACTAGGGCAATAGATCCAAATACTTTAGCAAAGGTTTTACCTAGACTTTGCACATTCTTATCAAAGGCTGATATTTCTTTCTTACCTTTTTTTAATCCTTTGTTATCAAAGGTGCTGACTGCGCTGACAATTAAATTAGGCACTATGCAGCCCTTCTAATCTCTGTGTCTTTAATAAACTTCTTTGCTACTGTATCAATGGCATTAACTACTCTAGGTATAATTACATCTTTAGTCTCATCCCAAGCACGATAAATAACACGACCTCGCTGCTTGCCTTGACCTTTCATGCTAGATAGCATTTCAGCAGCTGAATTAAATTGCACAGGTGCGTTAGGGTTTAACGATCTATTACCTCTAGGTCTACCTATGCGGCCTGCAGTCTCAAAGATTGCGCCTGATCTAGAATTATTAAACACATAGAATGCAGCCTTAAATCCTTTGTCGTTACTTTTATTTTGACCTGCAGAATAAGCCACTTTGCTTTTAGCGTATTCGTAATCATAAGGTGGGAATAATCTATTAGGATCTTTTACAGTCTCCATAGAGCCAGTGCCTTTACCCCAGCCACTTAGCACTTCATTTTGTGCCGGTAAATAACCACGTGCGCGATCACGCACAATTAACATAGCCTGCTTAATATTCTTTGACATCTCTTTGTTAAGGTCTTTGTCGACATCTTTCATAGCCTTTTGGAGTTGCTTAACGCCTGTTACGACGACTGGCATTTTTTATCTCCTTAGCTCTATCTTGTAAGACCTGCACAATTGCTCGTAGCATCTCTGAATCCATATTTATAAACTCACTAGGCGCGATCCCTAGCTCCACAGATAAACTTGCTATCGCGTAGAGCGTAGAATCACGCTGTACTATTTTTTTTCTTCGTCTAATACCTCGACAGTTTCTAAGCTGTCAATAAACTCAATACCAAATATAGGTACAGTTACGTTAGCCCTACGTAAGCACTCATGCGCCAAGTAATAAATCTCGGTCTGCCGTTCGTGGTCACGTAGGACTTTACTAATTCCTGCACCATACTTTAACTCGAAAGCGTACTCGACACCTGGCGTAATCTTGTGTTCAGATACTTCGCCATTAGCCCTTGTTATCTTTAGCTTTGCCATTATTACTCCTTAAGCTGTTACGTCAACTACTATAGGGCTTTGGCAGGTAAATGTAATTGACTGTGTGCTTATGTCGCCCACTGCGCCGTTTACATCCTGAGTATTGTTTACCAATACTGTTGTTTGATACTCTGGGTTAGTTGCGCTAATTACTGCAGAAGTCTGCTTAATTGTTAGTGGCACTGTAGTACCCCATGCTGCCTGTAGTGTTGCGTTTACGTTCGCTGCAGCTGTGTCATTTAAGAAGTCAATAGTGATAGTGCTAGCTTCTAGACCTTTTGCAAATTTATGTGCGGTATCGCCCATAGCTGTTACTTCTAATTCATCAAATGAGCGGTTAATTGTTACGGCTGTTACGTGATCGCTTAGGGCGACACTGTTCAGCGTGACAACAACGCCATTACTTAGATAGATTGCCATTATTCGTTGTCCTCATCTTTCTTAGCCGCTGGTCGTTTAACCGCTGCTGGTTGGTCGGTAATCTGGCCTATCTTGACCAGAAAGTTATGCTCTTCTTCTGTTAGTCCTTTATAGCTCATGTTAACTCCAACTCGTTAGGATTGATACTGTTATCTCAGATACTAGCAAGTCGCCACTAGCTGCGTTGACTATAGCAGGTGCTGAAATAGTAGATATGTTTAGCGTTAAACTTGATGCTGCTAGTTTAGTTACTACTGCTAATATAAAGTTTTCCATGCCTGCGAGATTGCCTTGATTGTCAAATGCTGGTGTAGTCATAAGAATCTTAAAATTTGCTAATGGTGCAATAGTTATGTAGTCGTTATTGCTAGGTGTCAAATATGGATCACCGGGCGTAATTACCACGCTGTTTGCCAGTAATGTGGCTGGTGGAAAACTAAAGGTTGACCACACGCCTGCGTTTGCTAAGTCTGTTGCAAGTGTGCTGCGTAGTGTGGTTATTGCAGCTGGCATCAGCCGACCAGTGAGTTAGGACTAGAATACGGTTGGATGAGACCACGCACTCTGTTAATCAGCTGATAACCCATCCGATATGGGCTTGCAGTGATCCCATCCATACCTACCCCACCAGTCTGGCTAACTTGACGTGCTTGCCAGATGTCTACAGCTACGATCATCGCAGCCTCTCTTATGGCAGGGGTCGCAGTGTAAGCCTGTGCTTTATGCTCTGGGCCAAGGGCTCGGCCGTATGGTTTAACAAAATGAAAGTTGTCATCCGCAGCTGTCTTTGCGTATTGAATAAAGCTGTAGCCGTTAGGGTATGAACTTAATGCGTATGTACTCCAAAACATTGTGCCGATTGAAGCAGGCACTGTAGTACCGGGGAATGATCCTGTTAATGTGTATGTGCCGTTATAAGTTGCACCGCAATTAGATACTGTTATTGATTGACCTGTAGTAAATATGCCAGGGTTTGATAAAACTAAAGTTGCTACGTTATTGCTAATAGATGAAGCCACTACTGGGGCATCGTTATGCCATAAATAACCTTGTATTAAATCTTCTGCCGATTGGCAGCACTCTTCCACTGTAGCGTCACTGTATAAAGTGCCAATACCTAAATTACTGCGTAACTCTGCCATTGTTACCATTGCAGCGGCCATAGTGTCCTTTCTAAAAAAGCTCCCCTGGGGCTAGGGCTACTAAACCCCAGAGGATTACTAAATTAACTAACTTATTACGTTAGGTTAAAGCGGCGAACGCCACCAGCGACCAATACACCAACGGCCATGTAGCCATATAGTGCTGTCTCAATCTCGCCAGTTGCTGGCTGATTTACAGATAGTCGTAGGATTGGTGATTCGTAAATTGATACTGATGAAGGTACAACAATAAATGCTGATTCATCAATAGTTGTAGATACTGCGTTTGGATCTACGTATAGATCTAAGCCAAGTACGTTACCACGTAGTGATGTTGGTGCAGATACTCCTGCGTTGTTCATTGGATTAGCAGCATTGTAAATTGGG